GTTCCAGAGCTTACTGTATCAACGCCTTGAATGCGGCCTGTGCCGCCCAATACGATGTCACCGCCGTTTACTGTAAGATCAGATTGAACAATAACATTGCTATCATTCACCTCAAGCATTTCTGTGCCGCCAGTAACAACACGCCACTGATTAGCCGCATGGAACTGCATGTAAGTGTCGGTGTCGCCCTCGTGAAAAATCTGGTCAGCAAGATAGATGTCGTCCACTGCGTTTAAGTTGCCGTTAATGTTCACCCCTGCAAACGACACACTGTTACCCGTACCCACGTTCTGGTTGATCGTGTATTGACTGATGTTTGTGGCATTGCCGCTCAACGTACCGGTGATCGTACCGGCGTTGAAGTTGCCTGAAGCATCTCGGTAAACTATCGTGTTGCCAGTGTTAGAGCTTGTGGCGTTGGAGCTAACCGTGAAAGTGCCTGCCTCACTATTCACACTGCCGCTGATGCCGTTGCCTGACGTTGCGCCCTGCTGAACGTAGCTGCCGGTCGTGTCGGTACCCAGAGCAACAGAGTTAGCGTTGATCGTGGCCGTCAGCGTAGCATTGCCCAAGTTGGTCAGCGTAGCCGAACCGGAGAGGTCACCACCTAAAGTGATCGTTGGGTCAGATGTCGCAGTGGTGCTGATGCTGATGTTACCGGAGCCGTCGAAGTCTGCGTTGCCAGTGACAGCGCCAGACAATGCAATGTTGCGGGCCGTCGTAAGGGCCGCTGCGGAGGTGGCTGTAGAAGCGTTTCCACTCAAAGCAGCCGTAACTGTTCCAGCAGAGAAGTTGCCCGATGCGTCACGGAAAACCAAGGTGCTACCAGTATTGGCATTTGTGGCGTTAGACGTAACCGTAAACGTGCCGCCCTCGGAGCTGACCGATCCAGAGATACCGTTGCCGCTTGTTGCACCGGAGCCAACATAGTTACCCGTAGTGTCCGTACCCAGAGCTACCGAGTTAGCGTTGATCGTTGCTGTGAGTGTGGCGTTGCCCAAGTTTGTAAGCGTAGCAGAACCAGACAGATCGCCGCCCAACGTAATCGTTGGATCAGATGTAGCTGTGGTAGTTATGCTGACGTTGCCGGAGCCATCGAAGCTGGTAGAACCTGTAACTGCACCTGTCAAAGCAATGTTGCGCGCTGTTTGTAATGCAGAAGCGGTAGACGCATTACCTGTCACGTTACCAGTAACCGCACCTGTCAAATCCGCTGCGACAGTATTGAACGTAACATCCGCGGATGTACCAACGTCCTGACCAATCGCAATGTCGTTTGCATTGACTGTGACGCCTGTACCCGCACCCGCTGCGAAAGTAACACCTGTGAGCGTCAAGCCATTGCCAGCAGAGTAAATCTGTGCGGAAGAGAACTGAGCAAAGGTGATGTTAGTTGTGCCGAAGGTAATCGTACCCTCAGTGTTCATGACATACGTTTCACCAGCACCCGCCGCACCTTCTTGAACGAAGAAAGCATCACCCTGACCAAGAGAATCGGGGTCAGAAGGGCCGTAGCTGTCGGCGTCAGTAGCACGGGTCAGAACCCAGTTCGTGCTGGCAGAGCCTGTGTTAGTGACGGTGTATATACCGTTTTGCGTCTGATCCGTTTGTTCGTACACAAGAACACGGTCGGCACTGTTGAGAGTTATCCCATCAATAACCAAAGCAGCTTGAGTACCAGAGTTTGTAAGAGTAGCTCCAACGCCGTTTGTACCATTGTTGTACGCTGCGGTAAGGTTGCCCTCACGCTCAACCCGGACGGGGTCGTGATAATGAATACCCGCCGCAGCAATCGTATCGACATATTGCTTCGTTGCCGCTTGGAGCGCGGCTGTCGGGTCTTGATTTAGGGTGAGATCGCCGGAGCCATCGAAGTAGGCGGCTTTATCCGCAGGCTGAGTGATAAACACGTCAGCACCTGAGCCGGACAAGTTAATAGCCGATCCGCTGTTGGAGCTAGACAACACTGTTGTTCGAGCAAGAGTTGAGGAGCCGGATGCCCAAGTCCCCAAACCTACTTCCCACGCACCAGTGCTTGATTCAACAATAGCGTAGTAAGTAGTATCACCGTTGGAGAGCGCAGAGCCAAAAGATTGGAATCCAGTGACTGCGCCTGCGAGCGTTAATGTTCCGGTGCCAGAAGTCGTACTCGACTCTTTAACTCGGTCTTTGACAACAAGGGCCATGCCGCGCTCTCCTTAAAGTTTTTAGGCGATACGGATGATAGCGTTAGACGCATCCGCAGTTGGAAAGACAATCTGAAAATCGCCTGATGTTGAGGTCTTGTCAGCGCCAAAGTCCAAAACCACAACGGAGTTCGTTGTACCTGTACCTGCGCCTTCAGTTGTGTTGTAAATCAACGCACCGCGAGCAGTAATCGTGGCCGACGTAAACGTCAGGTCAGCAAAGTCTGTAAACGCTGTCGTACCCGAAGACGTCGGGTCGATGCGTGTAAGGTCGCCACCACCTGCAGCATACGAACCAGAGTCGCCTACCTCGTTGGTAGCGGTGTAATCCGTAGTTGCTGCCGTGAAGGAAGCGTTGTTGTCATACAGGGCGAGTTTAAACGTGTCGCCGCCGCTGAGTGAGAAGTTATGTCCGCCTTCAAGAAGTTCTTTCTTGAATGACGTGCACATGAAGTTACCGGTGAAAGCCATGTCAAAGTCTCCTTATAAGATCGGCCAGTTCAGGGTGCCCTGCATCATTGAGGGCATTATACACAGTTGTGCGGTCACTGCGAATAGCTTGGCGCATATAATACGCTACTAGGGTCTCGATGTGCTTAGAGTACGCACGGGCTTGGTCTCGGATACCCGGATGGGCGCTATCGGAGACCGATATTAGCTTTTGGACGCACTGTTCCGCCAGCTCTTCCGGGGTAAAACCACGATTGTCCGAGGTTTTAATATCTACCAAACTTGCATTCTGAGGTACATTTACGTCGAGTTTAAACATTGTGCACCTCTAGCTCACTGGATTCTTTGGTTGGCCGGAACGGTAAGTATCACCGCGTAGTTTGCCATCCCCGAGGTTTTTCAACAGGCCGATAGATAGCGTGAACATCTTGTTGTACATGTCCACCATGTCCGCTTCACCCTTCATAAAGCGAATAGCCTCTACAAGCGCACCATTAAGTAGCGCAGAGTCAAACTCCTCGCCGAGCCATGTAGTGCCTGCAGTAACGATGGACTCAGGATAGTACCCGTAATGCAGCTCCGTAAAGTAATCCGCGTCTGGAGCAGGCCCTAGAATAAACGAGTCGTCAGTAAAGTTTGCATAGTGCGCTGGAACGCCAGTACTCGACGCATTTGGATACGCCTCGCGGATAAAGTTCACATCTTTATCCAGTAGGAACACATAGTTCCCCGAAGCATCCTCAACCGCTAAGCTGTAAGTGTACAAATAGTCCTGCGGCACCGCGAGGTACTTATCGCCAGCTATCAAAGTAGCCGTGACGTTCTTGCGTAGTGCGGGGATTTGGACCGTGTTGTATATCTTTTGTTCAGCCTGCTGAGTGAACATAGCGAGCTGGTCATCGGTGAACGTATTTTCACAGATGTCTTGGATATTAGTTTTCAGCTCGGTATAATCCATTGTTTACGCCATTGGCCCTCGTGCATACAGGCCCTTAGTCGCCGCACCAGTGCCACGCACTTTAACACCTTTAGACTTGGGAGTCTTGTTCATTTTCTTGGGCTTTGCAACTTTGCCGCCCGCTTTCATCCGTGTTGTATTGCAGTTCGCCATAGCATTATCTCCTAAGATGTTATTACAGTAACTTGCCCAACAAATCCAGTCCCCACTAGATTGTTGTCGACGAGGTTAAACGGGTCCTGCAGGCCCACAGGGTTCCACCCGTATTGAAAGTCACGCGCTGGTATAAGTTCTGCTGTGTCTGGACGGGGATTACGTAATGCCTGTGGATCATCTACAGGGAACTCCCCTAACTTGAGCTGCGGGTGGTCTGGGTCCCAACAGTCTTCGCAGGCAAGAACGTTAGTGTTACGTCCTTTAACGTATAACGCTTTTAGCTCTTTCAGCTTGTAAGAGAACCCGCAGACATCGCATATGCCTAACGCTTTCTTAGCTGAAGCAAACCGCGTGCTCATCTAATAACCCCCACGCGCGGTACAAAACGCACTGGGGCCTTCTCACGGTCTTCTTCCGCGGCCAACCTAAACTGCTCTTCATATGTGGCCTTCAGCATCTCAATACGTGGCGCCAATTCTGGGACTTTCATGGCAATGTTGTACGCCAACCCAGCGACCAGACATGGGAGAAAGCGAAAGTTCATATCCGCTGTTTGTACACCTGATCCTGCGTCTTCGACACGGCGTAGGCGCCAATACACTAACGTGTAATCGTCGCTCTCTGGCACTGGCCAGACGTTGATCCGTGGGTTGTCCCGTAGGCGTTCGATCCATAGCTGAATAGGGCGTCCTGTGTTCGTCTTGTTCGGGATAGACGCGTACGTGCTGACGCTAATCCGAGATATGGTCAGGTCCTGCTGGGTTGTACCACTTCCTGTACGCAC